TTTTCCACTTAATCTTTTTAAATAAAATCATGATCAGTTTCTAAGTCAGGAGGAATTACAATGTCGTCAGCGGTAATAATCGTATATTTGTAGTCATGAAATTCACACGTTTTTATCATTACCTCATCTTCAATTTCAAGGACGTGCATTTCTGGGCATCTTTCATCTTCCTCTAACATCATAGCATACCTTACTGCATCGTCCTCCTCTTCAAACAAATATAAAATTTGTTCTCCATCATCATCTGGTACAGAATAAGCACCTTCCTCTTCTCTATCCTTAATCGTTAAGATAAACATTAGACCATCTCGCAAGCCTCTTGATACACATCACAAATCACTTTTTGAATTACGGATTTGTCAAGATCAATTTCTGATTCTTTGATGTATCTATTTAAAATGGAAAGAGTATCCTCTGTTTCAAATGCTTCAAAATCAACGTTCTCTTCAATTTGAAAGTTTTCAACTATCTTGAGTTCATGAACGTTTGATGCATATAGTTTGTCTATGAATTTTTCAAACTTCTTACTATCACTCTTCTTTCTAACAATAACTTTTACAATTTTGTTTTCATATTCACGAGTGTCAAAAGTTTGGTGGGGAGTGTCCTCATAGTAGATGTTGTAAAACATCCTGTTTGGATTGTTGACTGCGATTTTATTCAGAGTATCCGTATCAAAGATATGGAATCCACGAGCATCTTTACAATCATTCCAGAACATCTCATAGGGGTTACCTAGATAGAAGATTTTTCCGTTGTCCGATCGAGTGTGATAGTGTCCCGAGAAGACATGGGAGAACTTCTCAAATAGTTCGCACCCCATACCGTCTTCCATGACGTGCCCGCGATGAGCTCTGAATCCGTTGAGCTCAAGGTGCCCCATCGCACAGACGCTAGATGTAGTTTCAATAGCGTTGACAGTTTTTTGATAATTTTCTGCATTGATCCAAGGAATAAAAAGTACTTTTAATTTATCTAATTTAACTTCTGTTGGTTCTGAATATATTATTACATTGTCATATTCACGAAGCAACAGATCCACTGCATTAAGTTGATTCGTGTTCTTATAATATGCAGTATGATTACCAACAATAGTATGAACCTTAACTCCCATATCACGGAGTTTGTCATAGTAATTGTCTTTTGCCCAAGCAAGCGCTGAGAAATCAACACCTTTGCGACTATCAAAGGTATCTCCCATATCAATGATTGTGGTTATACCTTCTTTCTCTAGGGTTGGAAAGAATACCTCATTATAAAACTTTAGAAAATAATCATGAAAGAGTTTAGAATTCTTTCGTGCTCCAAAGTGTTGGTCAGTGATAATCGCAACTTTCATTCAGTAACGTAGTTTACTATGGACAGCATCTTTGATACTATTATAGTCGCTGTAGTTGGATCCGTCAATGGTGTTATTGTCATCAAATACTTCATTGAAACCAGATCTCTCAATGATTTTATTCTTAATCTCTAACTGACGCTTCTCTCTTTGAATTCTACGGAGGAATGCGTAGTGAATGATTTGAGTAAAGTATGCAAAAGGATTCTGTGACTTCTCTGGATTGAAGTTGTGAATGTACTGAACACAATTCTCAATGCCATCGGAGATCATATCTTCCTTGAACATATAGTTCACGAAGTTTGGTTTGAATGACAGGTGATTGGCAATCTTCAGGAAACACTCTCCAATGTAGCGAGGAATAGGAGGTTTAGTGTCCCATCTACCAGATCTATCATCTTTCGTCGGAATCCTACCATACTTCTTAATAAAAGAATTTTCAACATTGCTGCGGTATTCAACCAGAGCAGCAAGAAACTCTTTATTGTTTACGTAGTGTTCAGATCTCTTTCTTCTGGTCATACCTGAAGTTATCATAAATTCTTTTCATATCTATGTAGAAAGTATAACACTTTCATTAATAGTTGACAAGTTTTGAAATACTCAGTAGAATAACTCTGTTGGGTTCAAAGAGAAGGCTCTAGGTACTCTTAAAGATTTTCTCTAAGAGCTCTTTTGCATCATTTACGTTTGACAGATATCCCATGCTCCTAGTGAGTTTGGAATTGTTTCCTTCTTTATTGGATTGTCTAACGTAGTTTTGATACATTGATATCATTTCAATATCAGAAGATTCAGTCATCGTCAATACATCAGTAATATTAATGATGAACATATCTTCTTTTGTAGTCTTAAGCCAGGGTTCAAGTTTGTATCCCATTATATTGCCGTTCTTTGTTTTTATTTCGGCAATTACAATTGGATTAGAAACCAGAAGCATTGTTCTGTCAACTTCTTCTGAAGCTGCTACCTTTGCATAGATTTCTTCACCTGTTTTTAATTTAATTGTTGCGTAAAAATCGTCCTCTATCATACTTTTAATTGGATAGTGATTATGTCATAGTTAAAATTTTCTTCATTATAAATTTTGATTCTTTCTATGAAATGATTGAGAGTATAGTTTCTTCTGGACTTGGTTGAACAATCATCAGAGATGTCGTACAGAGTTGCTTTTACTTTGTCTTTTCCTTTTCTAAGAACTCGTCCAATGCTTTGAAGGTTTCTGATTCTGGATTTGCTTGGTGAGGCGAAGATAACATTATGGAGATTTTTAATATTGATACCAGTAGAAAAAGTTCCATAAGAGGCAACAATAATTGCGTTGTTTTCTCTTTCGGTGATTTCTCTAACTAATTCTCTTTCTTCAGCATCAACACCGCCATGTATAAAGAATACCTTTCGGTCTTCACTCTTATTCTTATTTATCTGATCGTATAACACTGCTCCATGTGCTTCTACTCTGGCAAAAAGAACAAGAGTATTTCCCTTTAGATCTAAAGTAAGATTGGTAATAAATCTATTCCTTTGCTCATGCGAAATAAGATATTGAATTTCATCCTCATAAGTTTCAAACTTTTGTGGTGAATGTTTTAATACAAGACACTGAATATCTAATTGAGAAAGGAATCCTTGTCTCATTAACTCATCAGTTTTTGTAACTTTGTATGATGGTCCAAAGAGACCTTCTAAGACCCACTTATGCGTCTGTGTACCATCTAAAGTTCCTGTGAATCCAAATCTATACTTGGCATGATGTAATTTTGTCATTATAGATATTAAAGACTTACTCTTGAAAAGATGAGCTTCATCTCCTATAATTACATTGTAGTCTTCAAAGAAAGATCTCTCCAGTTTATACACTGACTGCCAAGTAGTAATTGTAACTGGAGCATCATTACTCTTCTCTCTTCCAGAATAGATTCTGTGGCAATATGAATCAGCATCCCAACCGTAATCAAGGAAATCCTTGTACATCTGCTCTACAAGAGATGTCGTCGGAACAACTAAAAGAATTTTTTGTCCTTTATCCACATAATATCTTACGACAGAATAAACCATCAGTGATTTGCCGCTGGCAGTGGGGCTTATCAATAGTTTTCTATTATGCTTTAGGGCATCATATACTCCCTCAATTTGATACTTCCTGGGAGTATGGGCACAAATGGACTGCATATAATCCTTGACACCCTCATATGAAATGTTATCATTCTCTTCATAGGGAGTGCCATAGAATTTATTGTTTTCAAACTTATAGGTATATCCGTACTGCTCACAGAAATTTATAAGTTTATCCAAAAGACCCACATAGATCTGTTTGGATCTCATATCATATAAATGAATTTCTCCATTCCAATTCCTGTTCCTATACTGAGGCATGAATTTCATATTAGGAACTTCAAACTTGAAGTGATCCCTCAGTTCATACTCAATATGAGGTTCGGTTTTTATTTTTAGAAATACTTCGTTGGATTTTGAGATAACAAGATTGGCTGTCGTATCAATCACATGAATCCATTCATCTACGGGTATTTATTCCCTTTCTTGAAATGCTATGCTCATTCTTCCTGGAATTCTATCTGGCATAAACGTGCTAGGTTCTGTTCCTCTATGAATCCATCTAGCATCAAATACAACCAATCTTCCTGGTTTCGGTGCTACTCTTTGTGGAGTTTCTGATTCTTCTTTTTTAAATTCTGTATGTCCACCCCAAGATTCTTCCCACTCAGGGTTTAAATAAAACATATGTGTGTGCCCACCAGGATCGGTGTGAAATCCTGGTTTATCACATTTTCTAAAACAATTATAATAACATCTACCAATATTACTAATATCAAAATTTTTGTTCAGTTTTTGTAGAAAATAATTCTCAACAGGAGTGAATAATTCTCTTGGAATAACATGTGCCAAAGTTATTGATCTATTTGGATTATCCCAATCAGTATCGCATCCAAAATACCATGGCTTATTCATTAGAAGATCCAACTCAAGATCTTCTAATATTTTTTTATCAATGTAGTCATCATATATTTCTAACTTCATCACATTTCCTCTAACCTAATCCTGAGTTAAACCTCATGAACTCAATCGCATTTTTAATTTGATATGTGCGATTACTAATTTGCTTCAGAATACTTTCAATGTATACAAGCATTGTGTCATAGTAATCAATCTTCAAACAGACTGTTGAAAGTTTCTCGTCAGCATCAAGATACTTTTGCATTGTATCTTTATCCCTTATCTTTTTTGGAAAAGGATTTTCTATATAAACATCTGGGTCTGCCTTACCTGAGAAATATTCATATCTTTCGTGACGAATATTTTTTCGCTGTTGCTCAGCTTTCTTTCTCATCAAAAAAATGGTATTATATAATTCAAAGTATTTTGCATGAAGAGTGGGGACATTGGTAGATTCTGTATGGAGATTATCCATATCAATCTTTGCATCCTTCTCCCACATCTCTTGAAGTTTGTCAAGATCTATCATAAAGGATTGTTGCTCAAATCGGTTATATCGTAAATAGTATACTTGAAACTTACGTCTGCTGTAAAGTACTGAATGTCAGTATCAGTAGCATCAAACGTAATTGTTGACAAGGAGTATGGGAATAAATCTTTAAAGTTGACGTTGAACTTTGCAACCAAATTGCTGCTTAGGATCTGTAAAGTTCCGTCAGAATAAATGTTGTCACCAGAGTTTCTAAAGTATTTGTTTGGTAATACTGCACCAGTTTCTAAATCAGAAAATTCTTTTGGGGATTCTGGAAATCCAAGTCCACGAATCCACTTCTGAATTTCCATGTAGTTTGTTAAATCCTCATCAACTAGAAAAGTTAAAGTCAAATCACCAAAACTAATTTTGTCACCTGGAGTATCAATGTCTTTCAGATATGTGGGTTGAATTGCAACTCCGAGATCTAATGAAGGAATATTGGCAGAATTGCAAAAGAAAGCAACACCAGGACTTCTCTTCAGAGTAAATTTAAACCCTGTAGGTGATAAAAAATTTCTATTGTCAATGGGTGTTATTGCCATCTTTTGTTTTCTAATTATTTAGATAAAAAAAGAGGGGTCCGAAGACCCCTCCAATTAACTCTTGTGAGTATAGATCACATGAGGTTCTTAACAGCAACTCTTCTGTAGTAGCGGTTCTGGTTAACGGTGAGAGCACCGAGACCCTGAGTGGTTCCTTCAGCGAATGGGTTAGCGACGAGACCATAACGGGTCTTGAAGCCGATCTTAGGCTGGAAGGAGTTCTCGCCAACGGCACGAACCATCTGGAGAGGAACGTATGGGCAATAGAACAGACCAGCGTCATAAGGTGAAGAACCCTTATAACCGACAACGTAGTACTGGTTACCAGCACTTGAGTTACCTGCGGTCAGGTTTGCAGAATAAGGATCGATATAAACACGATACTTACCTTGCAGAACACCAGCAAAGGTGTTGCCAGTGTCATCAACGTTCAGGTTAGCGTTGAGTGCAGGGGTGTAGTCGAGAACACCAGCCATGGTCAGTGCTGAAGCAACGTCAGCAGAGCACAGGATGATGTTGCCCTTTCCTCTACGAGTTCTTTGTGCGATTGCGTTAGCGTCGCGCTCGATTTGGAACAGGAGACCCTTGAACTTCTCAACGGACCAACGACCATTGGAGTCAACGTCCAGGTCGAAGATACCAGCGGTAGCAGTGTTAGAAACAGCACCTTGCTCAGCAACCTTATAGATGGTTCTGATGACTTCTCTGTTGATCTCAGCGAGGATCTCAGTTGAGAGAATGTTAGCAAGTTCTGCTTCAGCATTCAGACCGTGGATTGCTCTCAGGTCTTGTGCAAGCTCAAGGCTGTACTCAGCCTTCAGTGCTCTTGACTTTGCAGTAACCGTGACCTTCTCGATCGAGAAGTTCATCTGGTTGAATGCGTTAGCAGTGGTGCCGTCCAGAGCTTCTGCTGAATCGGTACGCATACCCTGACCAACGTTGTAGCCAGTTGAGGATGCGGTTGAAACAGGGTTCAGGACAGATGGGTTGGTTCCGCTCTGAGCGGTAGTACCCATACCAGCAGCGGTGTCGGAGAAACCACCATTGTCGTCACGACCGAATGGTTGACCGGAGAATGCCGAATCTGCTTCGTTGTAGAATGCTTCGTCGCCAGTGGTGCGGTTTGTACCATAGCGTGAACGCATTGCGAAGATGAGTCCAGTAGGACCATTCATTGGTTGAACGCCAGCCAGGTCATAAGCGACCAGGTTAGGCATGGAGCGTCTGATCAGTGAGATCAGTACGGGATCGAAACCAGCAACAGGACCAGTTTCGGTTGCACCAGCACTGAAACCTGGAGTTCCAGCAGTGGATCCAGTGTTCATTGTTGGTTGCTCCATGAGCATACCGCCACTTTCGAATGCGGATTGCTCGCGGAGGAATTTTTCTTGGTTTTCCAGCAGGACGGCGGTTACCGCTCTACGATGCGAATCTTTGATTGGATCAAGACCCTCATAGTTGAGGAGAGGTGCCCACTTTTCCTGCAGATGCTCTGATTGGAACATTTGCGTTTACCTATGTGAGAATGTTACGTTTGATTTAATGTTAAATTCAGTTGTTTTTGCTAAATGAACCCAAAGTTCTCAGGTATGTTGACATCGAATTTGAGTAGAACTCAGGTGATTGGTCAACTCCCTCAGAGAGGGTTTCTGACTTAGCGGATGGAGAAACTGCCTTTGAGGAGAAATATGACTCCTTCAAAGTCTCCAGTTTTTCACGATATTCTTCTTCACTTTCAAACTCTACACTTTCAGCAAGTGAGGCGAGCTTCTCTTTCTGAGTCTGTGCAAGACCTTCAGAGACTTGATCTAAGATTCCATCAGCAACCGACTCTGCGAGACGCTTGTTGAGGGAGATGTTTTTCTCAATTTGCTCGTTGAGTTTTGTCTCCATATCATCAAGTTTTTCTACCATGCTTTCAAGAACATCATATTTATCTTCAGGGATGGTTACATAATGTGCTTCAAAAAGATCCTTCATGCCTGAGAGGAAGCTCTCAGTCATTTCGCTCTTGAGTGCATGTTCGATGACGAGTGCGTTCTCAGAGAACCACTCATCTGCGACGTACTCCAAGTAGGAATCGACGCGCTCAGCAAGTGCTTCTTTTGCTTCTTCTACTTCTTCTTCGAGTCTCTCAGCATATTGTGCTTCGATTCTCTCTTGAACTAGTGCAACTTTAGCATTGATTGCTGCTTCAAAAATTGTTTTTGCTTTTTCTTTGAATTCTTCGGAGAGTTCTTCACCACCGAGAAGAGCATTGACATCCTCTTCGATATCATATTCAGGAGTTTCTTCTACTTCCTCTTCAACAACCTCATCGACGATCTCTTGATCTTCTTCGATTGTCTCTTCGGTTTCAAGTTCTTCTTCTTCCTTCATACCTTTCATTGGATCTGCTTTGCCTGCGCCTTTGTTTA